AATGTAGTTTTACCACTTCCCGGTAATCCAAATATTAATATTTTCATAACTTATTTCCTTTTACACTATCATTGAATTAAAAGAAATCGTAACTACTCAATACATCAGGGATACGGTTCAAATCTTTTACAAAGTAGGCGCACTTTGGCTTGTCACCATATTCTAATGGAATAGCAAGAATATGCCCGTACTTTAGTTTAGGGAAGAACCATTTCACATCGGCAAATACATTATTAATTTTTATTGGTTGCCAATCCATGGTAAAACCGGCTAATGGGTTAGTTAAGATTGTATCAAAACTACGTTCATTAATACTAGTTAATGGAACAAATTCTAAGTCGCCTATATCCCTATGACCAATAAGTATATGCCAATCGATTGGCATTTCTATTTTGTGAGTTCCGATTGTCATCGATATACTTGGTGCCTCAAATGTTTCAATGAAAACTAGAGGAATAAAGTAGAAATCAGGCTCTGCTTTATCTGTCACATCCATTACACAGTATCTAATATCTTCTATTTCTTCTGGCAAACTGTTCATTTCAAAACAGCGATTTTCTGGTGTTAATATTTTCATTAGTATTTTACCTTTTCTATGCTAAATGGATATTCAGCATCTTTATAGAATTTCTTCCTTTCAGTTAGATGTCGTTTTGAGAACTTACACCTGCTTGTGATGTCCCAAATTTGAACAAAATCTTTATCCTTCGCCACACGTACACCGCGACCGATAGACTGAATAACCCGCACAAAAGACTTGCCAGGCTCCAAAAGAACCATGTTGAATATGCGAGGGATATTAATACCAACAGCGGCAACGCCGTAAGTAGCAATAGTGATTGAATTGGTAGCTTCATTTATTTCCTTATATGCTGTTTTCCTATCATCAGATTTCATAGAACCTTGAACGAAATCTGCTTCTGGGAGTAGATCCTGTAATGCTTGTCCCGAATTGATACGCCCAGTTAAGACTAGGGTATTTCCTGTTTGTGATATTTCTTTAATTAAGTTTGCTAAGTATTCTTGTCTTTTTTTATCCTCTAGTAAAAATTTTAGTTCACTTTGATAATCAGTATATAATTGTGTCTCTTGTGTCTGAACTACATTTACATGACAATTGGACAACACGCCAATATCTTGCAAATCTTTTGCTGCTAGTCTATTCACAATGTCTCCCAAACTGGCACGTATGGTAGCAAACTCATGATCAGACTTGGGAATGGTCCCCGTTAATCCCCAACGCAACGGAACACGTGCAAATACACTTGTTAACAAATCCTTTAGTACATCAGCCTTTGCTTGATGTACCTCGTCTACAATTACACAGCACACGTCCTCGATAAAGTCCATGATATTTTCTTCGCCTTTTTTAGTTTTCTTTAGCAAGGAATTGAGGGATTGCCATGTACAGATGGTGTGGGTTTTTCCAATATCTTTCCTATCACCGAAGTAAACACCAGCATCTAACCCACAATTTAGATAGTCTTCTTCAGTCTGCCGTACCAAGTCCTTATTTGGTACAATAACAATTGAACGCCCATACTTTTCTACTAATTTAGACATAGTAGCAGTCATAATAGTTTTTCCGGCACCTGTAGCAATCTCTTGTAGAGCCTGTGGTGCCTCCAAAAACTTATTAACAACGTCAACTTGATAATCACGAAGGCGAATAGTTTCACCTGCTGCTGGATGTCCTTCGGGCCAACATGTGTCGCCCCAAAATTCATCATTAATTGTATCAAATTCTAATTTAGTATGTTCACGGCGATCATCAATGTCAATCTCATATCCAGAACTCATAATGATGGGCAAAAGATCATCCAATAAATTTAGATAAGTTCTACCACCGACATCGCAAAACCGCACAGTTCCATCCCAACGTCCTAATTTATAGGCTGGCATATGATATGCGTGTGGTAGGAAGAACTTTAATTTATCACTACACTTACGGCGTGTAGCAGGATCAAGTCCTTCTAACTTTACATTTACTTCGTCTTTGATTAAGATTGTACATTTTTTCATAATAATATCATAACACTTTTTTCGATTAAAGTCAAGAAAAAACAGACACCCAAGGATGCCTGTTTATAAAAATATATAATAGATTATACACGCTTCATGCATGTTGTTTCTGCTAATCGCTTCCAACGTGCGGGGCTTAACTTACACAAGTCAGCCAATTTCTGAGCCATGCGAAGTGAAATTTCACGCATTTTTGCTTGATTATCTTCCAGGAATTTTACAATATCAACCTCCTGTTCTTTAGATAAACCTTTCTGATCGAACAACCCACCATCACGTGCAATCTGCTTGATACGCAAGATTTTCTCACGTGTAGAGTCCATAGTCAAGTCAAGATAGTGACAACGTGACATAATAGCCTCAAGATGATCTTTGATTTTATTTGAACGAACATTATCGAATTTTAGATTCGTGATAAAGATTACACTACCCTTAAATTCAAAACGATCCGGAACACCCTCACGGCGCAAGAAATGTGAGTCTGAATTCCAAGAAATATAACGCTTCTTACCACTATCAAGTGCTGCTTTAAGAATGTTTAGAGCATTTTCATCAAACAATATACTATCACAGTCATCCAGAACAACGATGTTCTTTGAGTCTGAATACTTATAAAGCATTGCATACAAGCCAATCGGTGACATTGTACCTTTAACGAAAGTGTGTCGAAGCGGATTATCTGCCATTACATCAAACAACGAATCTTTTTCAAGAATTTGTTCAACACCATATGTCTTACCGATTCCAGGAGGCCCTGAAACTACCATACCACGTACAATTCCATCGCACGTTGCCTCTGTCATTTCATCAAGAATAGAGAAACGTTCAGCAATACGATCCATAACTTCAACATCAGTCTCACGATGAAATGACACGACTTCAACATTTTCGGGCTGCACTTTTACTCGCATTTTAGAACGATTAAATTCTGTTTCACTTGCATCAACAGTTATGAAATAAGTACCATCCTTTGCTTGTTTCATTTCTTGAACTACAGGAAAAATACCTGTTACTTCTTCATTGCGGTAAAATCCGTTTACGATTTGAACTACTGACATTTTCATTTCCTCTTTGTGATTACTAAATTAGTTATAAACTGATTCGTGGATAATGTCAAGCATCCATTTAGCGATGTCTCCATGGTTCTGCCAAATCGGCCAAATGCCGTTGATGATTATTGTAAGAAATTTTGTAATCTTCCCAAGAACCATACGTATGAGTTGCAGGACCAACTTTATTATTACGTGCTTCGGCTGAGGAACGTGCCATTTTTTCACCAAAGGGATACCAATCAACTAATTCTTTTGTATCAGATGTATATACAACAAAAATAGGATAACCTTTTTTGACTTCTTTTCTTAGTTTTTCAATGTCCATTATTAAACCCTAGATAATTCAAAATAACAATCTGCAACAAGTTGTATAGCCAAATCGCCATATCGTTCTCTTACCTTGTCATATACTGTTTCGACATCTTTACCAGATTTAATCAACTGACTGGCAAAGTTTTGTACTTCAATACGGAAACCTTGTGTTAATTGAGTATTCATTATGCAGCCTCTTTCATTTCATTACGATAGTTATATGGTTTATCCCACTTACCAACGTTAATATCAATATAGAAATCATGATCAAAGTAATCAATCTGTGAATTACTATTGTTATAATAACCAGTAGATTTGATAGCAGCAAGCAAGTCACCAAAGAAACGTTTGATAGTTGGATCAACCGCATGTTCCTCACACCAGTAAGGATTAACTTGATAGTTTCCGGTAGTAGAGCGAACCTGCTCACCACGGCGTTGTGCAATCGCACGATTATAAGCATTGATATCGCCGATGAAATCAAGTGGGCCGTTCCAAAGATTGACAACTAATGTACTGTGATTATCTACTGCAATAGTAACATCACGCCCACCAAAGCCGTATGATTTACAAACTGCTTTAACATTTTTAGCGATGATTTTTTTGCGGTCCTGAGAAATATACGCCATATTGTTAGTCCTTTTCGCTGATTACTACTTAGTTATAAACTGATTCGTTAGATTTGTCAACCTTTTTTTATACAGCAACCATTTCTATTGCTTCGGTGACTAACATAGCAGCATCTCCTGGTGCAGCAAATCCTTCTTCATCACAGAAGTCGATTGATGATGAACATTGGATTGATTGTCCGAAAGTGATGTTGTTTGCTGCGAACATTAGTGCAAGTTCTGCTGCTGTTGTTGCGGCGCCGATGCGCTGCTGTTCTACATAAAGTTCGATTTTGCTATCTTTGGCGTCTACAAATACAAACATTTTTTATCCTCTCGGTTAACTTATACATACTTTATATAATGATTCGTTAGATTTGTCAACCTTTTTATGACATGATAACACAAAAAACACCAATAATAGTTGTAACAGTCATAATTTCTGATGTGAGAGTCATAATTCCGTTTTTAAGTACATTCAACATTTTTAAAGTCCTCTTTGTCACTGTCTATACACTCTTTATATAGTGATTCGTTATATTTGTCAAGAAAAAAGCGCAACAAAAAATGCTGCGCTTTCAATAGGTTATAAAATATTTTATAATAAGTTAGAGTGACATACCACCAAATGTATTCTTATCAACATCTTGTTTGACACCACCCAATACATATGATGAAATTTCAGTTTCTTGTGGTGCAACTTGAACATCTGCACCGGCAATCCATTTCTGTGTCCACGGCAGTGGGTTTGCTTGTGGTGTAGTATATGGACATTTAAGACCAACTGCTGTCATACGCTTACAACAAATCCATTCAATATAGTCACTCAATAGTTGTGTATTCAACCCAATCATTGAGCCATCTTTAAACAGGTAATTGGCCCAAGCTTTCTCTTGCTCTACTGCATCTACAAACATTTGAATACATTCTGCTTCTGTTTCTTTCGCAATTTTAATGTAATCTGGATCATCTTTTGGTAGAAGTTTTAGAAGTGTTTGTGTTGAGCCCAAATGGAGATTTTCATCACGTGCAATTAACTTGATGATCTTGGCATTGCCCTCCATCTTCTTCAATTCTGCGAATGCCCAAGAACACGCAAATGAGACATAGAAACGGACACCTTCAAGAATATTGACACTCATAAGTGTTTTATAAAGTAGTTTCTTGATTTCATATTTGTCAATAACAACTTTGTTGCCATTAACAGTATGTGTGCCTTCACCCAATAGATTAAAGTATGATGTCATATCAATTAGTTTGTCATAACATTCTGAAATATCATCAGCACATTCCATAATTTCTTCAATGTCCATCATACCATCAAATACTTTTGATGGATCTGAATATACATTACGGATAATGTGAGTATATGAACGTGAATGAATTGTTTCACTAAATGTCCAAGTTTGGATCCATGCCTCTAGTTCTGGAATGGTTACCAGTGGCCCAAATGCTTCTACCGGCGCACGACCTTGTACACTATCTAGTAGAATTTGACGCTTTAGATTTGATGTAAAGATATGACGTTCATGGTCTGTAAGATTTTTAAAATCATTTGAATCTTTAGTTACATCAACTTCTTCTGGTCGCCAAAAGAAACCAAGTTGTTTGTCAGTTAGTTTATCAAACTGCTTATACTTCAACATATCATAACGTTGAATAGCAACGCCGCCTGCAGGATCCATAAAAGCCAATGCTTTAGTATGATCTGTTTTGTTTTGTGAATTAAATACACTCATTTTATATACCCTTAATTAAATTACGCAACTATCACAATCATCATCATCTACCTGTGATATTGTTAGTGGTTCGTCCATTAGTTTATCAATGTCAATTTCTCCTTGACCGTCGAATGTGTTGAAGTAGTACAATTGCTTGCCGCCATACTTATAGAACATGATAAGATGCTGGAGCATTGTAGACATCGGAATCTTTTCTTCATCATAAAATACAGGATTATAACTTGTATTTACTGAGATACCTTGGTCAATATACTTCTGTAGAACTGCTACGATCTTAAGGTAACCTTCTGGAGATGTTTGATCCCATAGCAATTCGTATTTGTTTTTTAGTTTATGAATACCCGGTACAACTTGCTTTAGTACACCGTGCTTTGACTGTTTGATTGATACTAGTGAACGTGGTGGTTCAATGCCGTTAGTACTATTACTGATTTGCGCAGATGTTTCTGCTGGCATAAGAGCCATTAGTGTAGAATTACGAATACCGAACTCTTTTAAGTCAGCACGTAATCCATCCCAATCTTGGCGTTCTTGGTATGGAACCAATTCATCAACATCAATTTTACGTGTATCAATTGGCAAGATACCACTGTGGTATTTTGTTTCATATGATCCAGTACACGCACCTTGTTCTTTTGCAAGTTCAACACTTGCTTTAATTAGATAATAACTCCATGCTTCTGCCCATTCATCAATCATATCTAAGTTTGGATTTGTATATGTCATATCATTCTTTGCCATCCAGTATGCAAAGTTAATAATCCCAACACCAACAGGCCTACGCTTTAATGTAGATAATTCAGCAGCCAATACTGGATAACGCTGATAATCAAGTAATGCATCAATGCCACGAACTGCTAGACGACCAACACGTTCAAAATCAGTGAGCGTTTTAATATTGCCCCAATTAATTGCTGCTAGTGTACATAGTGAAATTTCACCTTCGGGATCGTTTAGATTATTCAATGGTTTAGTAGGAAGATTGATTTCTTGGCACAGATTTGATTGGCGAACTGGCGCAATATCTTGAATAAATGAACTATGTGTATTAGCATGATCCACATTCATAAGATAAATTCTACCAGTATTCTTACGTTCATTCATAAATGCTGAAAATAAGTCACTTGCAGAAATAGATTTTTGTCTAATAGAACTATCATTCTCTGCTAATTCATACAAACGTTTAAATTCATCTTGGTCATTGAAGAATGATTCATATAGACCCGGAACATCTGCAGGTGAGAATAATGTGATATTACCACCAGTCATTAGACGCTCATACATAAGTTTGTTAAACTGAACACTATAATCTAGGTGACGAACCCGATTATCTTCTGTGCCTTTGTTATTTTTCAAAACAAGTAAATCTTCTACTTCTAAGTGCCATAATGGATAATGTAGAGTTGCAGCCCCACCACGAACGCCGCCCTGCGAACATGATTTTACACTTGCTTGAAACATTTTATAGAATGGGATAACACCGGTGTGTGTTGCATCGCCATTTCGTATTGGCGAATTAATAGCACGAATACTACCAGCGCCAATACCAATGCCCGCTTTTTGTGAAACATACTTCACAATTGCACCCGATGTCGCTGTTATTGAATCAAGAGAATCGCCTGTTTCAATAACAACACAACTACTAAATTGACGCTGTGGAGTTCTGACACCAGCCATTACAGGAGTTGGTAAACTAATGTCAAAATTACTCACAGCATCATAGTAGTCTTTTACCCATTTCATACGAGTATCTTTTGGATAATTAGAAAAAAGAGTAGCCGCAATAAGAATATATGCAACTTGCGGAGTTTCATATAATTGCTTAGTCGCACGGTTTTGAGCAAGATACTTACCACGGAACTGTTCCATACCCACATATGAAATATTAAAATCTCTTTCGTGTTTTACAAAACTATTGATTCTTTCCCATTCATCATCATCATAAGAACCCAACAGTTCAGAATCATAAAACCCAGCAGTAGTGTTTTTCTCTACGATCTCTTTTACATGCCAAGGATCAAATGACCCGTATACTTCTTTACGAATATGATAGTTAATAAGATTGCCTGCAACCCATTGATAATTTGGAGTTTCCTCACTAATCAAATCTGCTGCGGATTTGATTAGTGTTTCTTGAATTTCTGCACTTGTTATACCATCATAAAATTGAATATGCGATTTGATCTCTACTTCACTGGGTGATACCCCAGCAATACCATCACACGCAAAAAACACAACCTTATGCATTTTATCGAGGTTTAATTCTTTTTTTGTGCCGTCTCTTTTTACTACGTTAATTACCATTTGTTCTCTTCTCCGAAATTGCAATGTATTTACACATTTTAAATTTCTTTAATATCTATTGTTTATATCAGCATCTTCCATACCAGCAACACGTAATTTAATTATATTACTAAGTTGAAAATGCTTTACTTCAAATCCTTTGGTGATACCTTGAAATTTGTTTCTCATTAATGCAACCTGATTAATTAGTTCGGATATTGCAACAACCTCTGCTTCGCCGTCTGAATATTTTTCAGCATCCCTACTACTTAATGCTTTGTTATAATTTTCTAAATATTTTCTTAAATACTCGCTACGTTTTTTACGTAACTGTATATTTAGATGTTCTAGGATTGCTTCGATTTCTTGTAACTGGCCGAATCTATGCTCGACATAGCCAGGAAGTTGCGTAGATGCCTTTTCTATGTTACCAATTACTTTGACTTCTGTTTTTGCTACTGCAAGTTCATCTTCAAAGTAGTCTAGAAACGCTGGAATATTATTCCAATCAGCAACTATCTTACTATACCAATTCATCCTTCATACTCATCCCATTCTTCATCCCATCCATTATCACCGTCATCATCTACAAAGTAACGATCATATGCAGTTTGAAGTATTTTATCATCCTCCGCCATTTCAAATATTTCGGTTTTTCTAATACCAAATTCATCACATATTTTTACTAGACGTTCGGCGGCTTCCATCTTTTCCTTTGCAGGAATAAAAGATTTAAGTGTGCTCCATATATCAAGTACTATCTCTGTATCGCCGGTTGCCATTACCAATTATCCTTCAAAAATTGCTGAGTTACTTCCGTGTTCGGCACATTCTGCGCTTACACAGTAACATCTGTTGTCTGTCATTTCACGAACTAGTTGATCTGCAAACTTATGTGCATGTTCTGCAAACTTTTCAACTCCAACACCATCAAATAGTGTAAGTTCTGCAAGTCCACATGATTCTAGTTCACTTAACTTATACAACAAAGGATCTTCCCTGTCAACCACTACTTTATGATCAAAACTATCTTCTAACCATTTCTTTAGTGGTTTAAGTCCACCGAAGTCCACGACCCAATTGCGTTCATCTAGTTCATCGCAACCGAAAATAAACTTAAACTGTAGACTATAACCATGCAAGAACTTGCAATGTGAGTGGGCTAACGGCTGTCTAAATACAGCCGATAGTCCAATATTATGACCATAAGTCTTTGTTGAGTAGTACTTAGCCATTTTTAAACCTCATTAACTTCTGGGTTTTTATCAATAATTTCACCGTTTATATCTACCTCTAATGCGTCAAACCCGTTAGATTCTGCATCTAAATCTGCATCATTCCAATCATTAATGACAATATCTAATTTTTCATTGCTCCAATTCTTACGGAATTCAATGATTTCGTCTCCAGACTTGGTCATATATTTGAGCCTATTACCTTGTTTAACTAGTAAACCTTTTGCCTCAAAGAACTCGATCAATCCCGAATATGGAGACATCCCAGTTTCATATGGAATCTCCACTTGTACACTTTCGAAAGGTTTAGAGTAACGTGTTTTAACAACTTTACACGCAGCACGAATACCATGCACTTGTGATGTTTTATTGCCGTCTGCGTCCGTTTTTAGTTTTAGTTTTCGCATAGCAATAACAATCGAAGATGCGTAGATAAAGCCTTGACCACCAGAAATCTTATCATCTGGGTCAAACATATCTTGTGATGCATATGTATGATTAGTTGCAATCATACCTACATTAAAGTCACCAAACATATTCACACAGTTACGAACAAGTGCTGCTAGTGCTTTAGGCTTACGACCCATGTCACCCTTCATGTCGCCTTTGTTAAACTGGTCAACATCTGTTGGTGTCATCATCATACCAAGTGAGTCAAGCACGAATAGAACTTTAGGGCGCTCTGCATCATCTTTATCACCATATTCAGTACGATAGTCTTTCATAAAATCTGAAATGATTTTAGCAACATCATCAATCATTGCCACGTTTAGTTTAAGTAGTTTGTCATCATCTGTGCTAACATTAAGAGCATGTAGCCAACTTTCATCTAGAGCGTTTTCACTATCTATGAGAACAACAAAAATACCCTGTTCTTGTGCGTTTTTTACAATATTACCAGATGCAATATATGATTTGCCGGCACCAGATTCACCAGCAAGCACTGTTACTTTACCAAGTGGAATGCCTTTGTGAAAATCATTAGAAATTAACTTGTTTAAACAGTAGTTACCTGTTGAAATCCACGTGTCCGGGTCACGAAATCCGACGGACATACCAGGAACTGCTTTTGTAATACTTTTACGAAATTTTGATGCATCAAATGCTTTTGCCATAATAGACTCCTATATTTTATGTGATTGTGGGAGAGCCGAAGGCTCTCCCAGGTGATCTACTATTAATCAGTTTTGCGATTACGGATCATTGCGAGAATATCAGACGCATCTGCGCCAGCATTACTATTCTCTTCTGCTACTGGAGCAGGATCTGCTGCAACAGGTGCCGCCTCGAGCTGTGGAGCCGGCGCGGCGACCGGTGCTGGTGACGGCTGTGATGGACGAGCTTGTGAACTTGATGCACCATTTACCGCTGCACCTTCAGGCACATCAATACCATATGGACGATAATAATTTGCCCAACGCATTGGATCATATAATTCTCCGTCTACAGATGCTTCAAACATTTCCATGATTACCCGTAGTTCATCATCAGATGGGCGCTTTGGCATAAAATCATTTAGATCATACAACCCGTGCGTATCAATTGATTGACGCTCTGCTTCATTCAAGGAACGCTCTTTACGTGCCCAGTTTGAAGTTGAATAGTCTGCATATTGACCTTTTTGTGTTTTAACAAGACGGAAATCTGTCCCTGCATCATAATCAGTTGGTAGATTTTCCATATCAGGGTCCATCAATGCAGATTTTAATAATTTAAAAATCTGCGGCCCAATTACAAAACGACGGATAGGATTTTCTGGAGTTTCTTCATTCATAGGGTCTGTAACTACAAATCCTTGAAAAATATATGAACGCTTCTTCCAATACTTGCGACCTAGATCTTCCATTGAAGGATCTTTAAACCACGGACGGATTTCTGCGTGTACAGGGCAAGTATCGCCCCACATTTCAATACACGGGACTTGAACAGTGATAGGCTTTTGCTCACCGTTTACAATTCCTGCGAAGGGAATTTTGATTACTTGACGTTCACGCCAGAAGAATACGTTATCAGGTGATGCGTCCGGCAAGAACCGAATTACCGCAGTACTATCGTTATCCATATTCCAGAATGGATAGATTGCGTCTGTGCCGCGTGATTGATTTGAATTTGTTTCTGCTTTATTTTCTTGTGCAAGTAATTTTGCACGGATTTCTGCTAGTGTTGCCATTTTACTTTTCCTTTATATTAGCCTTATTAGCCATGTTAGATTTATATTAGCTTTAGTTGTGATATGCATCATCCTCTCTAGAGCATGTATACATATTACAGTATTTATTTATCGTTGTCAAGCAAAAAAGGGGACATAAGCCCCCTTTTTTAAAATAAATTTTTATTAAATTTTTAGTCGAAATTATTGAATGGTTTGAATGCTTCTGATAGCATATCATCCATTTTATCTTCAATTGTAGTTTCTACCACATCTGCCGAAACTTCAGAATTTGACATTTTTACAATTCTTGCACACAACTCTAATGCTTCTCTCGCTACCGTTTGTGGTGACGTTTTTACTTGTTCTGCAATATTTCTTAAAAATACAGATAATTCTGCTGCACGGTCATTACTTCTATCATGCCTACGATTGTCATCACACGATTCAACCTGTATTCTGCTAGCCAAGTCTGAAAATGTCTGTGCTAAATTAGTAGTTTTAGTATCTTCGTCCAATTCTGTTTTCTTAATGCCACTGATATCAATATTACGGTCACTGAATATAATACTATTAACTGGTGAACCGTCTTCGTTGGTTGCCTCGATAATATTTTTAACACGTTCTACTTGATTTGTTTTTTGCTTTTCTGCTTCTGTTGTATTTACACGATGTATAAGAGGTAGAATATCTTTTAGTGACTCTTCAAATGATGATTTTGTAAATTTTTGAACATAATCATTTACTACTTCTTCCGAAATTTCATCAGGTGCATCTGCTTCATTTAGTGCGATAGATTCTACAAATGATGTGTACCCTTTGGGACCTTGAATACGCTTGATACTTTCCTTAACTGATTCTATTTGTCTTTTAACATTAAGAACTACGTCACGGTTTGTTTCGTTCACCAATCCTTGTTTGTTTACAATATTCATAAATTCTTTTAATTTTACTAGTGTGGTAGTTTGCTCAATAATTGCTTCGCCCACTACATCACTTGGCACACCGCCATTACTAACGTGCCTAGCCATTGCTCTTGCACCAGATAAATGCTTATGTGGATACTTAAAACGTTCGCCGTCAGAATTTTCTACAAAGATTGCAGATATATTACGTGATCTTGATCCACGCTGTTCTTCATTCACTGGAGCTTTATGTCTTATAATCAATTTAACATTTTCTAATGTCTGGCGGCTTGTTTTTGATGATCCTTCTAACGAACTTAGACCTTCTCCCAATACGTCACTCATTTCTTGCTCCTTACTATTTTTCTTATTTGTTTCTATATTATATGTATAATTTTTAGGTTCTATATGCTTGCCGAAAGTTCGAATATCAAAATCCATAAGATTATTTCTAGATAAATTTTTGACTAATGTTATTAGTTTACTTACTCTAGGATTATCAATATCTACATCTTCTCCAATATGAAATTTTATTTCGTCTGAATTATCATCCACAAAAATCATAATGTTGGGATCTTGTACATAAAAGTATCGTGCATCTTCTGGCACAGCAACACTTTTGCCATCGTCATTAGAGAATAATTTGGGCGATAGTCCATTGCCTTGAAGTATTCTCATTACTTTTTCTGCTATATTTTTAAAATTAATTGCCATAATATTGTTCCCTTTTTAGTATTTATCAAAATACCATAGGAAGTGGTTCATCGTAATCATCATTTGTATCTAAACTTTCTCCCAATAGTGATTCATACTGTTCATCAAAACGTGATATAACTTGTATTTGTCTTACACATAACAATGTAGCACTCACTAAGTCATCTGTCTCTCCAAGTTTAGCCTCATAACTTTTACCTTTGGCAACAAACGTCTTGAACTCTCTAATTAAGTTTTTACTGATTGGGGTCATTTTATCACTTTCAATCCAAGACTTCATTTTCATACACGCAGTAATCTTGGTCTTATATGTTGTAGTAAACCCTTT